GTGCAAGGACAAAGTGCCAACATAAAGCAATTCCGCATGTCCATCCGATAAAAGGTCTCCACCCTGCAACAAATATAGACTTATGTTGTGCTTCTGCTTTGTTAATTTCAATTTGACCTTTAGCTAATTCCTGTGCATGTTTCTCTGCCATAGTAGCCAAGTCATGTGCCAATTTATTCTTGACATCTTTATCTTCTATGAACTTTCCAACAAGTTTACTTACTGGACCTATTAGTGCTGTTAGCATTGTTATCTCCTTTATGCTCATGACCCATCCATATTCCAAATACTCCAGTCATCACTCCCATAACAACTGAAACAAAAGCTGATTGGCTTGCAGTTGGGTCTGTTAAATTCATAAACCATTCAGCACATCTCCAAGACATTATCGTACTTGCTAACATCATGAAGCGTGGTAGAATTTTCCACTTTAAAAATGTATCTACATTCATCTTAAAATCTCATTTAATCCAAAAACCTCTAGTAACATAAAAGTAAGAAACAATAACAACACACCACCTGCTATAAGTTTACCAGAAAAGTTTGTTGAACCTATCCGTATAGCCACAAATTCGTTGCCGAGTATTCGTAGTATAAGTTCAAAACTATTCTCTCCTATCTTTAAATCAATGGGCTTTTTCTTATCCTCTGTCATTAATACAACCTCATAGTTTCATTTACAGTAACTAATTTACAGAAACAATCATAGTTTTTTTCCTCTTCACCAATTTTAATGCTCTGATTATCTAAATAATTTTTGAAATAATCACAACTGTTCACACTGGCAAAATGTGTCTGACCGGCAGGCGCGCCTGCCAAATAGCACATCAAAAGAAAAGCCGGTTTCATTTTCCATTTTTGTTCATAAATGCTGAAGCGCCCATGTAAGCACCAACAATTCCAGCGCCACTAATATAGAAAAGATTACTAATATCTGAGAGAGCTTTGACCCTTTCAAGATCCACCACAAACATTGCAGCAGTAAATACAGCCATACCAACCAAACTGGCAGTAGCCATACGCCTTTGGGCTCTTTGTTTACGAAGATCATTTTCTAGCTTCTTTATGGCCGCTACATGAGATAGCTCCTCGTCAGAGACTACCCCGTCACCGTCCTCATCATACTCTTCATATTTAGAGTGTTTCTGAAGCTTTTTTTGCACTTACAACAAGTCCTTATAATAATCAGGATCTCCTTTAATTATTTCAACCTCACCACCACCTGACATCTTTCGTGGCTCTATTTTATCACCATGTCCTTGCTTTATTAAAAACTCTGGAAAGGTCATTGTATCTGCTGAAGGACCATCAATGTATTCGTTTCTTAAATCTTGTATAGTTCTGTTATCACCTGCTCTAGCCATCACTGACCTCCTTAATTAATTAATATTTTTTTAATGCTTGCAGAACCTTTCGCAGCCCCAAGCAATCCGCCCCCCTGTCCAGTTCCTCTCGTTCCTGTTTTTGATCCTACCTTAGCTCCTATAAGCCTACGATAAAATTCTGTTGAAGCATTACCTAAATTTACTACCGAGTTACTACCGTTTTTTTTAGCCATCACTGACCTCCTTTTTGTTTTGCTTGTTGTTTCATTACTTCACGCCTTTCAGCTGCATTTATTCTAGCCGCAGTTTGCTTCTCCTGACTTTCAAGTCTCTTATCAAACTGTTCGCCTCTCTGTTCTATCTTCTGCTGATCAAGACCTAGTTTAGCTCTGTCAACCTGTGCATCGTTCTGTTCGCCCTGCGCTCTAACCTGTAGCTCTTTTTCTTTAAGTTGAACTAATGGATCTGGCCCCGGTGCTGATAGTTGTGCGCTAAGTTGTTTGAGTTGAGTCATGCCCTCTGCCACATACTGCGCTGTTCTTGCTTCTACATCCAGCATCTGCTCATCGCTTAATGCCTGACCCCCGCTGGCTTGCAGCATTTCAACCGCTGCTTTCTCTCTCGCACCAATCCTTACATGATCCATAATATGTTTCTGTAAGGACACAGCTATCTGCGGCGTGCCCGCAACAAGAGGCGTAGAACCAAATACCATGTGAGACATAATATGAGCCTCGTGTTCCTGACCTTCAAACGCCACTAAAGGTAACTGGTCCAAAGCATCTATGTTCTCGGATGCTGGGTCCTTCGGCGTTGCTTCCGGTTCCGGTGTTCTTTTCAATATTCTGTCTATATCCCTTACACCCAAAGCCTCATACATATCTCTAAAAACTTCATACATATTGTGCATTTCAGGTGCGGCTGTAGCTAACTGCATCTTCGTTTGCGCTAAAGAAATCCTTTGTGCCTGAGAAAATACATTTGGATTAGACACTGGTAATATATCTACCCTGTCATCAAAGTCCTCTTTCTTAACAGAACTGTCTGTTCCCGCTATAGAATAAGGATACTCGTCTGGTAAAAACTCTGACATCACCATACACAGAAGTTTAAACTCTAACCTCATCGCATAGTGCAGCCTTTTGTGAACGGCTGACATAACACGACTACCCTGTTCAAGCATAGCTATCGTAGTCCCTACCGCTGCCTGCTGATTGCCATCGCCTACTTTTAAGTCCGTAATCGTAGCGAATCGCTGTCCTGCCTCAACTACAAAGCCTAACAACGCCATCAAAGTTTGGTCCGGACCCTTGAAAGGTAACGACATTAAACTTGCTTTTATGTCTCCGCCCGGTGCATCAACATCTCTAAACTCCCCCGGTTGTAAAGGCTCGTCATCGTCCCTGATCCGTAGACCGCGGGCTTTAAACCCTGCCGGAAGATTAGATAAAGTTCCTGCATCTATCAGCTGACGTAGTGCCGCAGTCGCGGTTCTTGATAAACCACCTATCGTATGTATGAGCCCTAGTCCGTAAAACCCGAAACCCGGAAGAAATTTATAATGCACAAAATATTGTATCTTTTTCTTCTTTTCGTCATCTTCTTTATAATTCCTGCGAATCGCCAGAATTTGGCCATTATCTTGCGAAATAGTTACCACATAAGGTATCTTAATCCCTGTTGCCTCGCCCTCTTCGTCTGTCTCTTCAAACCCTTCTAAATCCAAATCAACATGACATTCCAGCAAAGTGCAGTCATAATCTATGTTTGATGGATACATACCATCAATACGTTCTATTTCTTCCTTGACACTTGAGCCTTCGCCCTGTGCCGGAATAACAGGGATGTCCCTGTAAAAGCCCGATAATTGCCTCTTTCTCAAATCATTGAGGCTCATTTTAACAACATGAGTTATATTTGGACAAGTTTCCAAGTCTGATGTGCTATACGGCACAACTAAATCTTCAGCGGGTATAAATTTACTTACCGCTCTGTCTAAGTTCTCATCATAATATACTTTTTTAAATGTTGACCCAGCAAGCGGCAAATAAAACAACATCTGGTCAAACTCTGGTGTATATTCCTCCATAACCGAAGTTATGTAAAAATTCATAAATTCTTTTACTCTTTGTGCTTGGTCTTCCTTTTCAGGAGTGCTTGTTCCCATAACCAAAGTTCTGACGGGTCCACTTGGTGGTAAAAGCTCATTGAAGGCTTGCGCTTGGAATTGTGTTGCGCTTTCTGCAAGTAAGGGGTGGGTAACGCCGCTCGCTCCTCTAAAAGGCTGCGCTCTTTCTTCGTAACTAAACCCAAGTAATTCCAAACCATTTGCAAAAGCATCTTCCCACTCCTGTCTACTGCTTTTATTTTCTTCAAACTCTCCGGTCAGCTCTCCGGAAATACGTCCTAAATCTGTATCCGATAGTTCTTCTGCTAAGTTAGCGTAAAAGTCTCCCGCATCAGATTTCTCTTCCCTCGGATCAAAATCAACAACAACACTGCCATCTTCTTCCTCCACAACCTCAATGTCTGTGTTGTCCATATCCAAAGCATCAGTGTCTATAGCTTCAGGTATCTCTACATCTATTTCGGCTTTTAAGTCTTCTTCGTCCAGCTGGGATGGAACCTTGTCCATCATACTTGGTTTATCTGCCATTCAAGTCTCCTTGTCGTTACCTTACCAAACGCCTAAACATATTAACAGCTTTTTCTGAAAGCTGGGGTATTCCCATGTCTTGCAGCGGCGCCCCGTAATTTATCTGACCCCCATATTGCTCTGTAACCGGATTATATCTTCCTGAAATAGTCGGACCACCTTTCATACTATAATACGCATCAATGTCTCCATAGTTAACCTTACCGCTACCTCTTCTAACTTTATCTGGAAAACCGTATTGTGCTAATTGTTCTGGAAATTCACGAGTACCTTTAAAATAGCTTGCTCCTGCTCCCATTCCGGCTCTGCCCCCTTCTGGTAGCTCAACATCTACACCTAGCCTTGCCCGCGTTCTTAGATCCTGATCTTCTAAAAACAATTTTTCGCCTCCCAAAGTACCCATAAAAGTCTCGCTAGAAGGTGTATCTCCTGTTATTTCAACAGAAGGCCTTATTTTTATGCCGCCTTCGGGAGTAATATCTATATTTGGCTGTCGTAGCATCTGTCGTATAATACGCTGAATTTCTTCTTCCGTTCTATACCTTATAGTATTACCGTCCATAATGGGTT